CCATTCATTATCTTGCATTCCATAAATGTTTCCATCAGCTGGCGGAAATGGAACTCCAACTACGCCATCAGAAATTACAACTTTATCTATTGTTTCAGTGATAACTACAAAACTCTCTTCATCGATTATGTTGACTTTATCAACTGTTTCATTTATTATAACTTTACTCATTTTTATGGTGTTGTAATATTAGGGTCAAATTTTAATTTACCTTGAATTAATCTTTTTACAACCACTCCTGTAATTAATTCTAGATCATGAACTCCAGTTGTGAAATCCATCGCAGTTGTATCTGTTTCAGAAATATGTAATGTAATTGTCCAACCTACTGTTGGTAAATCTGCAATAACCATTCCACCATTTTCTGTAGTTAAGTCTGCAATTAAAGTTCCATCGTCTTCTTCTAGTTTCATACGACCTGTAAAACCAGTTAAATCATAAGGTACATTGTTGTCATCAGTCCACTGCATACTTTTTGTAAAAGTTTCACCTTGGACAATTTTAAAATCATAAGGTCCTGCCATTTTAAGAACCTCAAGATGCTATAAACTTTACGCCTTCACCATTAGTTGTTACATCAACAAAGATTTTAGCTGCATCATCAATAAATATTTCAACATATTCGTCTGCATCCAAAGGATAACCATTGCTTGAATCAACACTCGCGTTTCCAATAAATACTGGATTAGTGTTTGTGCCTAAAGCTTTTACATAAACTTTATGACAAGAAATTGATGTTGTAAGTGCTTCAGCAGTACCTGCAGTTGCAACAGTTTTAACATTGTTATTTATTGCATCTGAGAATTGTCTGTTGAAAATGTCTTTAAGACTATATTTAGCTTCGTTATTTCCCATTTTTACCTCATTTATTAAACTCCTATTGTAGTTATTCGGAGTTATGATCTTGAAAAATTAAAAAAAATTAAAAAAAATTAAATACCGTATGCAAACCAGTTACCATCTTCGTTGTCTGAAGTAACAACAGTTACTGCACTTCCATCAACTGGTAATGTTTCGTTTACTACTGGGGCTGCAACAATTACAGCTGAACCAATTGGTTGTAAGCAAATGAATTCACATTGTGCTAATCCAGTATCAATATCTCCACCAACATCACCAGAACCATTTGTATAAGTTCCGTGAGTTACTACTCTATCACCAATGTGATTTTGTTCTATTCTTGTTATTGTGCTTGCGAAAGCCATAATTATTCACCTTTGAATGTTTTTATTAATATTTCAGCTTGCTTACTTGGGATTGAAGTATCCAATTTATAATTTTGCATAACTTCTTCTTCAAGCTCTTCATAGCTTCTATATAATTTGACAATTTTGCCAATTGTTGTTGCACTAATTCCTTCTATCTTAGAAAGTTTTTCAGCAAATATTTGTTCTGGTGGAATGTCTTCTGTTTTTTTATCAAACAAACCTGCTTTATCGAACCGTGTATTCTTCTTAAAGAATGCAATGTCCAATTTATTATCAACTTTGAATGGTTCGCCTTTTGTAATATTATAATTTATTCCACTAGGTCCTGAATAACTTGCTGTTCTGTTCGTTTGAGTTCTAAATACAAATTTCATATTTCACCTATTGAGTTTTTATTTGAAAAAAAGAAAAAAATTAAGACTTTATTTCAAGTCTCTAATTGAACCTTGCGCTTTAAACATAGTACAAATCAATTCACCAGCTGTGTAATACATACCTTCAGTTCCAGTTCGTCCGATTGCGAATGGTCCTTCTGCACTCATACCACTTTCGAAGTATAAAGTTGGATATAACATACTGATAAATAATCTTGGTACGCCAGTTTCATCGTTAGCTGTAGTATCTAATAAATAGATTCTACTAAGTGTATCTTTTGCAATTGCTTGCGAAGCGAATAAAGGTACACCGTAAACTGTTGCAACTCTCATTCCAACACCGTTACCTTCATCAGTATTTACACCGTTGATTCCGATTTGCACACTAACAGATTTGTCTAATACACCAGGGTATCGAACTTGATTTTCATACAATCCAAAGATTCTATATTTAGTATCTGTACCAGTTAGCATTACGTTAGTTCTTCCACCATTGTTTTCTAATGTTGCAAGAGTGTCACGAATTAAATCATCAGTCAAATATCTATCAGTACCTGAGTTATGATCTACAACTGCATCTGCCCAAGCATTTGCACTTCTATCAATTCCATAAATATCTTCGTCACCAGCTGTCCAAGACATTGCTGTTGCTAAAGCTGCACTTGCAGTTACTCTATCAATTGATTCGAAATTTACACCAGCTAAAGTATCACCGTCAACACAAAGTTGTTGGTTAATTGCTTTTGCGTGTTTAGTTGCGAAATAACCTCTTAAGAATTCCATATCTCCCATAGCATCATCGCCTTTGGAAACATATCCTTCGTGTAAGAATGATACATCAAAATTGTGTACAACTTGTTTAGCTTTTGTAGCAACTTCTGCGAAAGTTGGTTTAATAGTTTCTGGTAAGTTACCGTTTTCTGCTAATCCACCGTCTGCTGCTGAACCTGCATCTGCTGTAATAACTCTCCATCCAGATTTCTCCCAAGGAGCTTTTGGAAGTAATGCGAATACATTTGCTTCGTTGTTCAATTGACTAAATGCTTGCGCACCGTAAACTGCGTTATATACTCCAGTAGTAGAACTTAAAACTGGTGCATCTGCTTTATTAACATCATTACCATAGTAAAGATTTAATATTTCTCCGATTGTAGTAATTCTTTTTGACACTTTTATTCACCTTTTTTTAGTGCTTTCTGAACTTCCATATGAGTCATTGTTTTTTTACCCATTGCTAAGTCCATAGCTAGATTAGAATTTTTCTTTACGTCTGCAACAGGTGCTGCAGGTGTTTGACTTTTAGTTACAACTAAACTTTTCAGTTCTTTTTTAATGTCCAATACAGATTTAGCAACTGCTTCTACTGCTTTGAAAACATCTGCGTCATTACTTTGGTCTTCAACTGGTGTTTCTGGTGCTGGCGCACTAGTTTCACCATCGATGTCAGATGCTGCGTCTTCTTTAGCCACAGGCTTTTCTTCTTCCTTTGGCTTTTCTTCCACAGGAGTATCTTCCTTTTTTGCTTCTTCCACAGGTTCAGTGTCTTCAGGTACATCTTCTTTCTTTAGTTTTGAAACTTCCAGAGCAATACCTTTAACAACGTCAGCTATATCAGAAATAGTTTTTTTAATGTCTTCGTTTTCCATAATATCACCTAAATTGGGGTTGTTGTTATTATTTGATTCTTCCTTATTTATAACAGTTTCTTGGTTTTCATCAGTTTTTGTATCTTCAGAAATGCAAGAATTACTTTTTGCAACTACTGAATATGCAATGTTTGTTGCGAACGGATTACAAGGTTTTTCCACACTTGCAGTTTCCATATGTGCAAATTCTTCAAGAACTTTTGTTGGTTTACCAGTTGCTTTATCTTTACTTAAACTCATACTTGAACTCACACCACCAACTGAACTTCCAGTACGTGTGCCATCAATAATTTCACCCCAAACTAAATTATCAGCCGGATTGTCATCATAGATTTTTTCTAAATGTATAACACCTAAAGTTTTACTTTCTGGATGTTCAAGAACTTTATATGCAAGAGTTTTACCTACAATTTTGTTTGTGTGTGTATCACTTACAGGACCACCACGTTTCATTAGAACATCTTGATTTGTAATTACATCTTCAATTGGGATTGACTCACCAGCATTATCTGTAGCATCAACACTAATCCAAGTTGCATAAAGTCTATCTGTTGCATTTTCAACAGCTTGTTTAATTTGTTCTAATTCAATACTGTTTTCAAAAATCCGAATTACTTCTTCTTCTTGCAAACCTTTATTAACATTTTCTTTCTTTACAAATATTATTTCTTTCATAGTTTCACCAGTTTAAAATCTTTTTCTGCTTTCTCAAATGCAGGCCGTATAAATGGACTCGGCATAATACCACGTTCTTTTATGTTTAATGCAATTGCATAAGCAACACTTTTTGCTCTTTTAGGATCAACACCAAGTTTACGTATTACCCATTTTTCTAAGGCATCGCTTGGTGGCATCATTCCAGGGCTTCTTCCAAATTCAACTGCTTCTGCATATGGTGCAGTGTAAACAATTTCTTTTTTCAAATAGCCACGATTAACATTACCACTTTTTAATAAATTAGCTGTATCAATTTTACCATCTTTAACTAAATTTTGTTGTGAATCAGCAAATATTGAATCAATAATTTCATCCATTAATTCATCAACTGCATCTAAAAATTTACGTTCAGCTTTACTTGACATACTAATTTTAATATATTCTTATTTATAACAGTTTATAGAATTAGTTTTTTAATCGTCCATCTTGAATCATATGACATTTTCTACATAAATATAAGAAATCGTTAATATCACGCTTGTATTCTCCAGAAATGTTTGCTAAATCTGTTGGTGGAACTTTTTTACAATGTTCACAAAGTTTAGATTTTGGTTTATTCTTTTTCACCCAATAATGAACTGAATTATAATGACTCATATCTTTATTTGGATTAAAATGAATTCCTCTATTAGCTTTACTAATGTTTTCTTTATGTTCTTTTGTTATAACTTGTTTAGCACGTGCTTCTTTAATTTTAAGTATAGTTTCTGGAGTATGTTTTTTACCGAAGAAAGGATTATTATCTCCACCAACATCTGGTGTTTTTCTATCTTTATAAGAACCATTTTTCCAAGCTTTTTTTTGAGCTTCACTTAATTTCTTTCTATGTGCTTCACTTGTTTTATATGTTTTTGAGACCATACGATAAGTTAAGTTTACTTATTTATAAAAGTTATCATAAGAACCAACTAAACCTTAAGGAAGATATGTCTGGAATTCCAATGTGATAAAGGTGCATCTGGATTAACTTTCCAAGTAGGAAATTCTTTGGCAGATTCTTCATTCATTATTCTTATATATTCATTCCAAAGAACGCCTTTACCGCAACGTTTTTTAATACGTCTAGATGTACTTGTAGTTCTATTATCATCAGGTCCTATATGAATAAATTTAAATTCTGCAAACCCTGATTGTTTTGAGTATGAATTCTTTCTTGCTGAACTTGCAATTTTACCAGCTTCAGTTCTTGCAATAGTTTCTGCACGAAAATCTGTTAAATTAGTTGTGGCCTGAATTTCTTTCTGCATATTAGCAAAACTCATACCTTTAGGTGTATGATATGCTTGAGTTATTATGTCTTGAATAGAACTTGTTAAATCTTCTGCAATGCCTGAAAAACTTTGTGATAATACTTCTTGTGAACTTAATGCAACTAAAGCATTCTGATCTAAAACATCAAATCCAATTTTAACATTTAATTGTCTTGAAACTTGATTTTGTGTTGCAACATAAGTATCTTTGAATAAGCTAGTTGTTTTTTCTTGTAATGCAGAATTAAGTTTTAAATTAATATCTTTAAGCAATTTACTAAGTTCTTTTTCTGATGGTTTACGTTTAAACTTCTTAATGAATTTATCTGTTAATTCAGAAATGGTATCGTAGATTTTAGAATATTGTTTACGTCCTTTTAGAACACTATTTATAAACGCTAGTTCTTTTTTTTTAAATCTGACTTCATAGGTTCACCACTTGAACCACTAAAATCTGAACCAAGCCCTGGACTTAAATCCATTAAAGGTTTTTCTAATTCACCATCTCTAATAACAACTTCACCAGTGTCTGAAGAATACTCTGCATCAAGTCCTAAGTTTACAGCTTTCAAACCATTATCTAATGTTGCAGATTGTCTTTCTAACTTAGCCATTTGGTCTTGTTCTTCACTTGGATTTAATGTTAAGGACCAACCTTTAACACCCATAAATTCAATTACTTTATTGTAGAAACTTCTGTTGTAAATACTTTGTCCATATTCAACAGCTCGATTAGTAACAGTAACTTGTAAACCTTCGTTGTTCAAGCCACCACTTGTAGAAATATCATTTTGAAATAAAGGTTCAACACCATACACTGCACCAATTTGTCTTCTATATTCGTTACGCATATCAACATGTTGTAATTCATCCAATGGTTTCATAAAGTCAATAAATTCAACAAAACCTTGTCCACTGCTTGAATCTGGAATTCCCATTACAACTGGTAAATGTGGATTTTCTTGCGCACGTTGTTGTGCAGTTTCCCATGATTTGTTTAAGCTTGCCATATTACTAGTTTTGAAAAACAAACCAGCTTTAGGGGGTCTTTGTCCAGTGTACAAATCCATTACATAAGTATCCATATAAACTAGTGTACGAGCCTTCTGCCAAACACTTAGCACTGGACTAAATCCACGTCTTTTACTAGGACGATATTTACTTTTATGAACAACTTCGTTCTTGAAATAATAAACTTTAGATGCATCAATTTCTGCAAAGAATATTGCACGGTAAGCTTGTTTACCACACTTAGGACAAATTTTATGATCTGTTAATAATGTACTTCTATGTTCTGGACACACAGTTAATTCTCTGTCATTATCATCGTAACCAGGTCTATCACGGCAGTTTAAAACTAAGCCCATTACGTTTGGGTCTGCTCGCATAACTTGATCTAAGTCACGTGTAATTATATCACCTTTAGCATCAAAGCCGTATGTGAATAAGAATAACATAAATGCATCATCCCATATAGAAAAGTCATCTTCGAGTTCTTGTGAAACTTCAATTAATGATTGATTGTTTTCGTTACAACATTCAATGAATTTAAGCATTGCATATCTAGTCCAGTCTTTAGTTGCCATTAATTCTTCTTGAGAACTTGTTTCTTCTTCATCAGTTTTTTCTGCTTCTTCTAAATTGTAACCGTTACGAAATATTTCTTTTCGAAGCGAACCATGAATTGTAGTAAGTGTATCTGATTCATATGCTAAAGATTGTATTGTGTGAATTGGGTAAGGATAAACTGGTAATAATAAACTATTTCTTTCGAACAAACCAATTCTGCTTCCAGGACGAAGTAAACCATCCATTGCAATACTTAGTTGGTTTTTAACATCGTTGAATTTAGATTTAGACACGACACCCATTTTTTTAATGCTAGAAAGTACGTTCATAGTTTTTATCATTTTATCTTATTTATAACAGTTTCTTAAAAAAAGGCACTTTTGCTTCTCATTTGCATAATATCTAAATAATCTGGTGAATGACCTAAATTTTCTTTTATAATTTCTTTTTTTATGATTCTTTTTTTGGATTCATCGTTGTCCATATCTACTTCTTTAACTTGTTCTAATTCTTCCATAATTATAGGTTTTTGATCTTCAGTACA